GGTCTTCGTCAGAACCGTTTTCCCAGTCGGCTTGCAGGGCAAGGGCTCGGTCTTCTAGCTCCTCCAACTCCCTCACCCTATCCACAAGCGCAAGAGTGGTCTGCGGGTCCATCGTGGCGATGTGGTGCATGTCTTCGACAGGCCGCGTTGCGTACTTGGGCGCCATCACCACAGCCTCTCTGTACCCTCGCCGCTGCGGCCCAACCGTGATGCGCTTCTCCGGCCACTCCTCGCCATGCCAAATGGCCACAGTCCACTCCCCCGGCGTAGCACCCCGCGCCGCCGCTTCGATTGCGTCTAGGTCGATGGTCATGACTCCTCCTTCTCCTCATTCACCCACGCCACCATCAGCGGTAGCAGGTTGTCCACGTTGTCCTCGTTCACGACGGTGGAGAACCCTCCCGTCTCCACGATCTCTCTCAAGTTCTTTTCCTGTAACGCTGTCGGCTTGTTGCCTCCTGCCTTGCATTCGATACCGAAGAAGCGTCCTCGGTAGCATGCAACCACATCCGGTACGCCGGACTTTCCGTAGCCGCCGGTAGCGGGGTAGAAGTAATAGGCACCGATCTCCTTCAGCGCCTTGGTGACTTTCTGTTTGACTTTGCTTTCGGGTGTGGTCACTCCGCTCCCCTCCAGAACAAGTTGTCGAGCCAATACATTTCCTCCAGCTCCTTGCGGCGATACTGCTCTATGGGTTTGCTGGACTTCACGTCATTGAGGCGGGGCAGTGCGTGCCCCGTGAGGCCCGGCCATATCTCCCCCACACGCTCGAACTGGAACACCTCGTCGGGCTCACGTGCCAGCCCCTCGATTTGCGGCGCCCAGTGGTGGTCCATGACGCCGGCCAGTACCGCATCGCAGAACTCAGTCCACGACGCCCGACCGAGATGTGCCGGCAGGGAGATAGCTTGCGAGTTGTGATACGCCCATGCCGCACGCAGCCGCTCGTATGGGTTACGCAGGAAGAAGTAGAACGGCACGTTAGGGTTCTGTCTCACTTCCTCTTCTGTAGCCACGCCGCACTGATGCTCGCGTGCATATGCACGGAACGAATGCCACCCCACCTTCGGCGTTGCTGCGGTGTAGAACTTGGGCTTGGTCGAGTCAGGCCCCTCGTTGATCAGGAAGTAGATAACTTGTTTATACGGATGCGTTGCGGTCATTTGATTTTCTCCAATAGGGCGCGGGCGCGGCACGGCCCGCAGTAGTCGATCAAACGAAGGTTCGTCTCGGCGCACACTTCTTGATTTCGGTGACCCCCCCGATCTAGGCAGCTTTCGTCGGCAAGGTCTTGCACGAACGCCTCCAACGCCTCGACACGGGCGCGGAGGGCGGCGATTTCGTTTACCGAAGCGCGGCGGCGCTCTAATGCTTGGTCTACCCTGTCGGCAAAGCTCATGGCTTCTGCTCCAGCAGGGCGCGGGCGGCATCTCGCGTCTCGCGCAGAGTCTTCCGCAGCAGCATCGCGCTCGTTGCCGTGTCACAACACATCATGTCGGCGTTCGCCGCGATGACTTCCAGCCCCGCCTCCAACGCCTCGACACGGGTGCGCAGGGCGGCGTGCTTGCTCTCCCAGTACAGGATCAGACAGCGCGGGCAGGAAGCCATTGCCTCGGTCTCGCCTCGATGCTCGTTGCACTCGACCATCACTCCTCCTTCGGCTCGCCCAACCCCGCCGCACGCTGCTGGATGGCTTCGCAGGCGGTGCGGTAGCCGCAGACGTGCCCTTGATTGTTCGCATCACGCAGCGTCCTCTGCGCATCCCGCTCGCACCGCTTGACCATCTCGAACAGCGTGGCCTCGCGTTTCCGCAACCGCTCGTTCTCGGCGCGCAGGGCGGCGATTTCGTTTGCCGCTTCGTGCGACAGCCTGCCGATAGGGATGAAGTGTGCGGAGCTATCGTCTTCCACCACTATTCTGTGGTCTCTCGGGACGTTGCGAAGCAAGTCTTCGGTCGGGGTCTTGCTCGGCACTTCGCTCACTCTCCCTCCTCCGCAGCGTCGGCTGCGATGACAAGCCACCGATAACGCCCCCGTCGCGGCACGGTCACGATCTCGCTGGGCGGCATGACGATTTCGCACGACGGCTGATCTTCGCGAACGTCCTCGTCTTCGCTTTGAGTCACTCCTGCGTCGATGGCCGGCTTCGCGGCGGCGAGGAGGGCGTCGAGAGCTTCGGCGTGGAGTTTCGCGACGTGGGGCTCGGGGTCCACCGGCAGCGCCATGCAGGCGCACTCGAAACCGTCGCAGCAGCGCGGCGCGTCGTTCCATTCGAGCAGCCATTGGTCCCGCAACGCCTCCACCTCCGCCCTCGGCAGGGTGATCAGGTCACTGTTCATTGCTCTGCTCCTCGTCAGCGCGGAGGACCCGCATCCCACAGGCAGGAGCATCGCACCGCACATAACCAACCGTGCTGGTCGCTGACGCGCCGCACTCGCCGCAGGCGAACTTCCGCAGCCCCGCGCTGGGATCAGGGCTCTGGCCGGGCAGGGGGATGGCGGAGAGAGGGAGCCAGTGGGTTACGTCCGGAATGGCCGCATCTGCGTGCCCACGCACGCGCCAAACGTTGTCATGCCCAAACCAGGCTTCATGCATACCAAAGCGATTCACGCAGAACACGAAATCATCGGGATGCGGCAACCGCTCCTCCACGCTCACCCACGGCAACCCCACCCCCTCCGCATCGAGGGCGGCGAGGGCTTCGTGGATGCGCGTTTCGTACATTTGCGGCGTGCCGTAGCCGCCACCGGCTTCCAGCGCCCGCTCCAGAATCTCTTTTGCTTTGCTCATGCTCCTACCTCCTTTGCCAGCGCCGCACGCAGTTCTTCTCGGCGCGCTTCCTCCTCTCGCAAGGCGGCGAGGGCTCGCTCTATGCCTTCGACTAGACACGCCTCGGATGTGACGCCGCGCTTCCACTCGGCCAGCGCCCGTTCCAGAATCTCCCGCACGTTGCTCATGCTCCTACCTCCTTGGCCAGCGCAATGCGCGCTTTGTGTGAACCACTTACACGGAAGCCTTTCCGGGCCGCCCCCATGTTGACGTTCTCGCAGGGGGCCATCGGCTTGGCCCTGCACTCGGGGCACGCAACTTCTCGGCCGGTGTAGTGTCTGTACACCATCACCATGAAGTCTTCTGGCGTCGCGACCTGACGCTGCAGATACACAGCTGACTCGCGTTTCATGTCTCATACTCCAGCCCGTACTCATCACACAGCTGTCTACCCACTGCATCCATCAGATCATCGCAGCGGGCGACCTCCTCGTCCCCACGCATCAGCACGAACTCTCGACCCTCCAGCGTGATACGCAGCCTCTGTTTGCGGCGCTGGTTGTCCAGCGCCTTCTGGTCCTCACGGAATGTCTCGTAGATCTTTCTCGCGTCAGTCTCTATGTCCACGTGCTTTCTCCTTGATCATCTCCTCGAACGCGCGGCCGTCTGCATCGGGGCTGTACTCCACCCACACAGAACCGAACGTCTTCCCTCCTAGGCCCGCCACGTGCTTCACCTTGGTGTCGCCAAGATCCAGTGCGGATGCAGCTGCGGCTTTGTGTTGGACCCAGTCCGGCAGTTCATCGAACCGCATCACTACGCGCGTGTCTTCTGCCTGTTGGTGTTCGCGGGCCATGAGGATGCTTTCCTCGGCTGCCACCTTGCTCGGGTAGAACAGCACCGTCGCGGCTTTCGGATTACGCAGCCCCATATGCGTCACGACCACCACCCACTCATCAATGGTGTTACTCAATTAGTCTCTCCCATGTCCGGCGCGTTGATGATGAACTCGAAGTCCGACGCCCGTACGCCGACGCGGGCAACCTTATCGTGAACGCCCAAGATGTTGAGCGTCGACAGCCGCTCGTATAGCTCCGGGGGCATGTTCGCCTGCGGCAGCGCCTCGCTAACGACGTTGGTCTCGTAGCAGCAGTAGTCATACACCGGCACGCCGTGCTTCTCGTACACCGCTACATACACCGGACTTACACCCGCACCCGCCGCTGCCTTTCGGTCCATGTCCTCGGCCAGTACCCGGGACGCATGGGCATAGTTCGCGTCGGGGATCGTCGCATGGCGCATGGCGTTGACCAGACCAACCGGCGGGTCGTAGTAGGTCACCGGAACCCCCAGCTTCTTGGCGTCACGGACTATCTTGCCCCACTCCTCTTCCTGCGGGGTCTTGCTCGCAGCGAAGTTTGTCGCCGCTGCATAAAAGCGTTTCGCCCGATCATGCAGTGTCCACGCACGCAGGTGGTCCTTTGCCTTGCGCGCAAGGGTGGCCGCGGATTTGGATCTAGAGACATAATGCTCGCCGCGCTCCTTACGGATGAACGGCCCGCGAATGAAGTACGTGGGGGATTCGCCGAAGTTCTTGGAGTTGAACCCGAACGCCCCACGCACTAGAAGCTCGTCCGCGAAATAAAGCAGCGGACCTCCGACGCCCGGCGCGAACCCTACACGAATACCCGGCATGCGCTTGCGGATCTCCACCCATAAGGCGCGTTGCGGCTCAGTGAGCTGGGCGTCGATCTGCGGACCACGAAGCTCAGTGACGTCCTTGACCAGAACCTCCATTCCTCTTCTCCTTACATCTCGTTGGTATTGACGTGCAGCACCTTGCCCGTATTCGGGCGGGCGTTCTTGTTGTTGGTGATGCACCACAGTGTCGGGCACGGCCACACACCCCAGTCGGGCAGGTAGCCATCGGTAAACACCACAACTGCTTGCGGCGTGATCTTCTTGTCTCGCATGTACTGGATGACGCACCGCACATCGGTTCCACCGCCGCCCACGGGCCGGGTCGACTTCTCCAGACTATCGAGTTGGTCCTGCTCGTAGGTCTCGTCTCGCTCGACGGCACCATCCCAGTACAGCAGGCGGACGCGCTCGGGCTTGACCAGCTCGCAGATACCTTTGACTTCGCTCAGGCAGCGATGCAGCTCGGCGTCGGACATGGAGCCGGACGTGTCGACGGCTAATACCAGTTCTCCAACGCTTTCGGAGTAGGTGCTCGGCAGATACAGGTCCTGCCCGATGGTGCGACGACGGAACCTCCGGTACGTGGACAGGTCACGCCCCTTACAGGTCGATGCGACGAACTCACGTAGGGCTTGCTTCCAGTCCACCTTCGGCTTCAGCAGCTTGTCCAGATCTACGGGTGCATCACAGCCACCCTTGCCCGCCATCATGGAGCCCTGACGGATAGCCTTGTCGATCTCCTGCGCAAGCTCCTCCTTCTCTTTCTGGGTCAGCTCCTTGGCGCCTTCCCAGTCGTGGTGGTCAAGGCTCTCACCGCCACTGGGCTCACCGGGCTCACCGGGCTCACCGGGCTCACCGCCACCGCCTTCTTCGCCGTCCTGCTTCAGTGCGTTGAACACCTCGACCTCGGACATGCCGCGGAACTTCTCGTCGATGCAGCCGCCCTCGGGGAGCTTGGCCCAGTCACCGAACTCGTCACGAATCTCCAAGTTGTTGACATAGTCGAGCGCCCTGTTTGCGCGGTGCGCATCCAGCTTCCACAGGTGATCGTAGGTCGTGATGTGCCGCTTCAGCTTGTGCCACACCTCGTGCAGCATCAGACCTCGCAGCTCGGCATCGGTCAGCCCGTCAACGAAAGCGCGGCAATAGTATTCGTCCCTGCCGTTGGTCGCCGCCGTGTTATGCGGCGGGATCGCTTCGAGCACCTTGCGTTCACCGATCATGATGACACCGGCCAACCACGTGGCCTTCTTGTTGTGGAGGATGTCCACAACAGCTTTCTGTACGCGCTGCTCTGCGGTGAGTTGTCGTTGTGCGAGCATGTTATTTCTCCTCCTAGCGCCGCTCTGCGGCGGCGCATCTAGCCGTTGTCGTTCAGCCCTTGTCCGCAGTGAAGAGGTGCTGGTTCGACACACACCACGAGCCGAACGACTTGGTATTCATGATCTGGCTCTTGCGGTCGAACTTCTCGGAGCGCACGCCGTTCACGAACAGACCCTGTGCGCTGTTGTCCAGTCGCTCCATGTATTCCATCCACTGATCGACCCACGTGGCGTCGATGCTGGCGAGCGCCTTGTACACCACCATGCAGGTAGCTGCGGCGCCGGTCGGGACCTTGGCCGTCTTCGGGTTGTTGCGGATGGCTTCGAGCGTCGGCAGATCCGCCGCCAGATCAATGAACGCCTGCAGCTGCTTCGCAGCGTAGTCACCGATGGTGCCGATGAGTGCAGCGGTCAGGGTCTTGGTGTCGAGCACGCCCAGTCCAGCGTGCAGGATGTCCGACGCAGCGTGCAGCGTGCGAGGGGACACGAAGTTGGTTCTGCCCACCGCCTGCGGGTGGTGGATGTACGGGTTGTCGTCCGGGTTGGGCACGTCGCGGAAGTCCTTGAACAGCTGCCCGCAGTCGCTGTCGTCACCGGAAGGCGGGGCGTCGTCCCGCACCCACCCCAAGATCGCCGGGTGGATACCGTTGTTGATGCCCCACGTCACCCACTCCATGTTGCCGGGCTTCTTGAGTTCCACCTCGACCTTGCGGCTGGACTCGTGAGCGGCGAAATCTGCGCCGATACCCTCTTCCTGCAGGTTGCGGGTGCCTACCACCACAGTATCCGGGTGGAGCTTACGGACACCCACCATGCGGTCGTACTCGATGGGCAGCAGTGCCTTGATTACCGGCTGCGGGATCTTGGCCGGATCGTTCTCGTCGAGGATCAGGATGCAGGGCTTCTCGCACGCGGGAGCGAACAACTCATAGGGTAGCGCCTCGACGCACCCGCGCTCTCGGTTCGGCATGGGCATCACGACGTCGCCCACGTCCAGCAGAGTGCAGTGCACCGTGATCACTTCGTGGTTGGCGAACTCGGGTCGCTCGATGAGTCGCTGCACGCTGGTCGTCTTGCCCGTGCCGGTCAGGCCACGAATGGAAACAGAACGTTGCTTGCCGACTGCAGCGATCAGGTCAGCGATCTGGTCGTGGTTCAGCGTGTACAGGTCACGTGCTTGCATGGGTTGTTCTCCTCAATGCGCTCTTTGGCGCGTTTATTTGTTCGACCTCAGAGGTCGATACTCGGCAGCGAGTCGAGCACTGCCTGCAGGTTCTCTTTGACTTCTTCTCGCTTGCTGTCGCTCTCCTTGAGAGCGTCGAGGCCCACACCGTTCAGGGCCGCTTCGAGCTTCTGACGTGCCGCCTCCATCGACGCATCGCCGGTCAGGTTGAAGTCACGCAGCCCGTCGATCAGACCCTGCACGCTCTCGAACGTGCTCTCGTAGATCCGGCCGCGCTTGCCGTCAGCTTCAACCGTCAATGACTTGACGAGACGAGACACCGAGTCGTGCGTACGGCGCCATGCATCGAGAGATGCACGCTCCAACATGCTGCTGTAGTGCTGCTCGTAGTGTTGCTTGAGCATGGTGGTCGCCTGCTCGCCCACATCGACACGGAAGTCACCCGCATCGGGCAGGGGCAGGTAGTTCACACGCATGGAGAACTTGGTACGCAGCGTCTCCGGCGTGGGGTACTCGTCACGAGCGAACAGGTCGCCCAACTGTGCCTGCGCCTCGGCGGCATACCACTCGTACCTGTCGAGGAACTGCTCGACCAGATCGTTGAATCGCGCCTGCCGCTCGGTGATGCCCGCCTGATAGTCCATGAACTTCGACGTCGGCAGGATACGCAGCCCGCTGTCCGACCACGGCAACGTCATGCTGTAGTGGAACCCGGTCTGCACCGTGGCCTTGTACTTCTGCACCGCTTCGAGTTCGGGGCAGTCACCCAGCAACACCTTCGTGGCGTTCACGGCACGCTCGTTGGCGTGGTAGTGCTGTGCGATCTGCGCCCGTGCCTTCTTGTCTTTCTTGCGGCCCGTCCAGCAGGAGAAGGACAGCTCCACCAGCATGGCCGAGTTGCCGACACTGGGGAGGGACAGCGGTGCGGGCGTGGCCGCAAGCATGTGTGCGAACGTCATAGCAGGTCTCCTCTGACCTCATATAAACAATTTATTTGCTCCGCTCTGTGGCGGCTGGTTCACGTGGGCGGTATCACCCCATGAACTTCGTTCATTATACGTTATTTTCAACCATTTGTCAAGTGTTGTCAGCTAACTGCGCCAAACTAGGTCCATATCCCTCCGTGCTTTCTTCCATTCCCACAGGCGCAGGGTCCGGCCCCCGCCGACCGCCCGCGGTAGGTGTGTGTCCTGCACAGACCGACTTCCGTAGAACGCGAACCGCTTGATCTTGAGCGGGTCCCGCCAAATCAGCTTGGACTGACTGCGGATGCCCTCGCGGGTAAGCCCTGACGGTGCCGACCTGTGTTGTTCCCGCCATTCCCGCGTCTCCTGTTCCTTCTCCTCCGTCATCAAGTGCTTGTCGTCGTCCATGTAGACCGCACGCCCGTCAGGGTCAAAGGCCCCCATACCCGGTACGTAGACCAGACCGAGGAACTCGGCAACCTCTTGTGCTGTTTCATGTTCGGGTGTCATCGTGCTCACTTCCAGAACCCCCACCACCGCTTCGCCATGGCGTCGCGCTCTCGTTGCAGCCATAGCGGGAAGGGTTGGTCATCGCGCGGGTGGTTACTGTTGTTGTCGCTCACCTCCTCCCTCCTGAGGTAGAACTTGGTTTTTCGCCCGTTCTTGAAACGCCAGACTGCTGTGCCATCGCCGTCGTCCATAAAGGACGAACTGTACCTACGCACCGCTACTATCGAGCCGTCCGCCTTGTAAATGTTCTGCCACACGACACCTTCGGTCGGCACGTGGGTGTATCCCCACAGCTCCAGCGCCTGCTGCTCCATCCAGTGCAGCTGCGACTTGTACTTGCTTTGCGCTGGGGTCGGGTTGGTCGTGCTGATATGTCGCCATGGCGTCGCGCCGATACATCGCCCTAACGCGCCGTTCTGGGTTAGTGATTGCCGCCTTTGCTCTTCATGCGTCATAGCCATCACATCTCCTCCTCGTTGCGCGCTGCGCAATGGCGCAGGGCTTCCTTGATGTTGCTCAGTGAGTAGTGCTCACCGTTCGGTGCCTTGAGTCCCGACAGTGCCTTGGCCAGCTTGAACGCCGCGCGCCCTCGGCCATACTTCCGGGCAAGGTGTTGTGCGTAGTGATACATCGCCGGGTCTGCGGCGATCAGCTGTTCGCAGTAGTTAGCCATCTCCAACCTCCACTTCTCCCGCGGCTCTGCTCAGCTCTCGCAGGTCGGGCAGATCTTGGTCGAGATCCAAATCTATCCTGTAGGCTCCCGTTACGGGCGCGTCGGGGTCTGGGTCTGGGTTCAGGTACACCACCGCCTGCCGATCAGACACATACAGGGAGTGCCATTGGTCTTTACCCACGAACTTCGGATGCGTCAGGTCCGCGCCCTCGGATGAACACTCCGTCACCAGAAACACCGCGCCGTTCTCATCGAAGACGCCCGCACCGGGGACGTAGACCAGCCCCTGTTTCTGGCATTGTTCTGACAGGTAAGTTTCGTGTGCTTCCATCTTCCACTCCTCCCGCTGTTCTGCGGCGCTAGCCGCGCCGGATCTTGCTCACGTCTTTCGGGTTTTCGCCCCGGTGCACCGGGGTATAGCTCTGCTTGTGCAGCAAGGCGATCCCCATCACCTCGTCCCCGCTATAGCGGGGTGCTTCCTTCTTCTGCGTGCTGTGCACGGTCGGCGTCTTGCTCGGGTATGCCTTGGTCTGCCGTCGGGTGATCCCGCTCACTACCAAACCGTTGTCTCGTGCGATCCTGTCGAAGCTGCTCATCTCACTTCTCCTCAGTCCCCTTGCCACACCCCTTCTGGGCAGTTTATTGCCAACGCCAGCAATCCCAAGAGAGCAACGCGCACGTTGCCCTCGGTCGGGGTCCAGTAGTCTGCGGCGCTTCCGTCGCCTTCGGGCGGGCTCAGCTTGCTAACAGCAATTGCCAGCGCCGGTATGGTCTGTGACGCACGCTGTCCGTACAGCCACCGCACACCGTCGGGGTGCAGCACTTCGCGGATCTTCGGGCCGTAGTTGTAGGTGATGTTGAACTCAGCGTGCGTGCTACCCAACACGTAGGTCCCGCCTTGTGGCGCGCATGTATGCTCCGGCAACACCAGCACCGTTCCGGTCTCGGCGTCGACCAGCTCTACGTCGTAGCTCATCTCACTTCTCCTCCAACGCTTCGCGGCAGCGGCGGGCGTAGGCCCGCAGATCTGCCAGTGCCTCTTTGAACTCGGGTTCGTGCTCGAGGTATTCGGCGCAGATATATGTCGGATGTAGGTCACAAACTGGCTGCTGCCAGTGCTCTGCCAGCACGTTGTTCGGTTGGTTGGTCTGCATGGGTATGTCGCCCTCCTTCCACCCCGGCACACCGAACCGCCACCAGTCTTCGGTGGGGTGTGCATTACCCTCGTCCGCTTGGAGCAGTAGTGTGCCGTCACTGTCGTAGATCCCTATGTCGGGTATGCACACGAGCCCCTGTTCTTGGCAAGCTGCCATGATGATTGTCGGGTGTGTTTTCATTCCTCTACCTCCTCTCGCTTGGCGCGCAGCGCCCTAGTCCCGAAAGTAATGCCCGTCCCACTCGGAGTGGTCCATCATCAGGCCCGCACCCGCCTTGCCCCAGTCGATGCAGTCGTACGGCCACTTAATGGTGTCGACGCCCAACCTTTCTGCGTGGTCCTCTGCAAACTCGGCGTTGCTGTAGAACTCCCCGGCGTACTTGTCCTTGATGTCGTCCGCGTCGATGTCCAGATGCCACGCCGCTTCGTACACTTCGAGGTTAGCCAGTGGCCCCGCATGGGGTGCCCCCTCGTTGGCGAGGTACATCTCGATCAGCTCTATGGCAGCGGTGATCTGGCTGTCGCTGCGTCGGTGCGGGTCGATATCGCCCAAGCTCGCGAACGTAACGTCGCCATCCTCATCGAACTCGCGGTACAACTGTTGGGGATACGAGTTGTCCTCTTCTGCACGGAGGTTGCCCTCCTCGTCGTAATACTTTGCTCCGTCGTCACACTCGACGCGCACTAATTCGCTCATCTCACTTCTCCTCGTGTCGCTCGGCCCGGCGGATGCCGGGCTCATCTCAGTTCTCCAGCACGCTGTCGTTCAGGCTGTAAGTCTTGGCGACGCGGCGCATCCGACGCCTCCACTCCTCGATGCCGTCTTCTGCGAGGCCGCCGTCATGCGCCGACTGCAGGTCAGTGAGCAGGGCCTGCGACACACCCTGAAGCCCGCACTCCCCGGAGATGTCCTCGAAGCGGCGCCCCTCGTACTCGCCACCGAAGACCACTGTCTCAGCATTGACGCCCTCCATCGTCTTGTCGTACAGCCGCGCCGGGAGCAGATGCCCCACCGCACACTTCAGCGTCCTAGTACCCCTCCGGATGCGGTACCGGCAGGTGCCGGTGGTGTCGTCGTAGTTGGCCGGCACGCTCGCCTCTCCCTGTGTCATGAGGGCACGAGCCACCTTGTCGAAAACTTCTTGGTCGGTCATTTGCTTCTTCGTCATCTCACTTCTCCTCTCGGCCCGGCTGGTGCCGGGCTCATCTCAGTCCTCGTCCTCCGCCCGCCACACTCCCAGCAGGCTACCGTCACCCTCGTGCATACCCACGTAGCACCCGGCAGGGATGAAGTCTTCGAGCGCGTCGCACAGGTCGTGGATCAGTTCGCTTGCCGCGTCGTACAGTGCCAAGTCCTGCTCGTCACCGAAGGTGTGCCCCGCCTCCAACTGCAGCAGGTCTACCCGCACGTCGCAGGCTTCGTGCGCGAACTGCAGGTCTATCTCGGTACTACATGCCACCTCGATCAGAGCACCGAGAAGATCTACCGGCCGCAGCGTGCCGCTGCTGATCACCGTGCCTTCGGGAATGGTGGGAAAGTCTTTTGCTGTCATGGTCTCGTTCATCTCACTTCTCCTCGCTCTGCGCTGCGCGCATGGCGCGCACTCGGATGTTGTGTGCGGTCTCGTGCCCGGCCAGCTTGTGCCGGGAGATGTACGCCCACTGCTTGGGGGTGGGGGCGCGGCGGCGCCCCATGCTGTCTCTGCCTTCGGCGTCGTATGCGTAGCCGTAGCTATCGAACCAAACGGACCACCGCACGGTCATGGCAGAGATGTGCGGCATGATGTAGCCGTGCACGACGAAACCGAGATTGCCGTGGTCCAAGTAGCTGATGTGCATGTTCCTCACCTCTCAGATAAAAGTTTTATATGTTGCCCCGTGGGGCGCACCGCGCCCTTCTTACCGTTCGCAGAGCGTGCCGTGGAGCACGCCGTTGTGGTTCTCGTAGATGTCCTTGAAGAACGCTTGCAGCTCGGCGTCGTCCGGGCAGGTGCCATCCTCGTTGATCCACGCGCCGCGGTAGCTGAAACCGCCGGACTGGTCCGTGCCGAACATGCAGTCCTCCACGATGGCGTAGGTGGGCGAGTCGAAGGTCGAGACCTTGAAGAGCCGCGCGTCCGTGTAACCACCGCGCACGTCGCACCCGCCGTGGATCTGCAGGAGGAGGTAGGTCTCCCCGGTGCCGGTGTTGTGCGGGTCGTGCGTCAGGAAGTGCCCCTGCAGCACTTGGGTGAGATCCGACTCCCAGTTGTAGGTGTTGAAGGACTCCGGGCCTGCATCCGGGTCCGACGTGAAGCCACGCACTCGCAGCCAGTCGGTAGCTGCGGCACTGACACCGTAGTACGGGCAGTCCGGGCTCGTGTCCCACGCATCGGCAGGCACGTAGTGGCGCGCGAACTCTTCGCACAGGTCGTCGATCTCAAGGGGCGAGGAGTCGCCCGCGAGGAAGTGGTAGGTGTTGATGTACCGCAGGCACTCGTACTCGCCGTCGCCGTACTCGTTCACCTCAAGCCAGCACTCGGGCTCGCGCTCGAAGTCTTCCACGGTCTTGCCGCGGTTCTTCTCCCAGTTGCGGCCGTATGCACCACCGGAGTCGAGCAGGTGGGTGCCGGTGTTCTCGGTCAGCATGCTGGCGATGGTGTTCTTCAGGTTCTGGTCTGCCATGGGTCTTACCTCTCATATAAACGTTTTATTTGTTGCCCCTCGCGGAGCGGGCTTAGCGCAGGCAGATTTACCACCTGAGCTTCGCTCAGTATAGCATAATATGGGGGTAATGTCAAGTGTCTGGTGAGGTCTGGTGGAGTCTTGTGAGGTCTCGCTAGGTGTACGCTTGCGATCATTTTTGACTGCGTGCGCGTCTGCGTTGTGCGCACAGTTTTGTGTTTCTATACACCATCGGTTTCGCGCGGTCTGGTGCGGGTTCGGTGCTATATAGTTGTAGTAATCCGGCGTTGCACGCGTGCGAGCTGTAGATGCGCGGTTCTCCGCACTCGAAGAAAGATTGGGGGAGAGCGAGGGAAGAGAGAACGGCAGGAACTCAGAAATGGTTGGCAGGGAGGCGACCGAACTCCCACGAAATTAATAATTTCCAGAACCTATGAATATATGGTTCTTACAAGTACAATAAAGTTATCTATCTATCTACCTATGAAGGATGGTGGTGGTTCGGTCGGAAGCCTGCGAAGGTTCGCCTTGACATGTGCGATCCATGGGGGTATATCTACATTGTGCTCGCATGCACGTATACGAATCAATCAGGAGACTACACATGACTGAGCTAGTTAGCGGTATGCCAATGCCGGAGGTGGTTACCCGCTCTGGCCGTGCCCCTAGGAAGTACCCGTTCCATGAGATGGAGGTTGGAGACTGCCTCATTGCCGATGCTGGCCCGACAGGCAGTACGTCGTCCTCGTCGGTGTACTACGCAGCCCGCAACTACAGGTCGCGCACGATGTTCCTCACTGACGGCACGCCTCTACCTCCTGAGGGACACTTCGACTTCGTGGGTCGTAAGCTGCCGGATCGGCCGGGGAAGGTTGGTATCTGGCGGGTGCCGTGCAGGTGCGTGGTTTGCGGTGGTTCGAATGAAATTGATTAATTTGTATTTGTGGGGGTGTTGATTAGATGGACTTTCCTATCCTGTTTGACCACTTCGATGGTGACCCTGCGCCCGCTACGCGGCGTGAGAGCAAGTGGGGCATCAACAAGCTGGAGGTTGGTGAGTTTGTCGATACCAACGACTACAAGATCATCGAAGCTGCACGGAAAGCTGCTAAGCGGTACGGCTGGCGGCTCACAGTGACGAAGCCTAACGAGTTCTCGTGGATCATCTTCCGCGTGACGCGGTTGGCGTAGCCAAATAAATGCTTTATATGCCGCGGGGTTACGGCTGCGTGCCCCGCTGGCGCCTCCGCTGAGGCGATGTGCTGCTAGGAAACTGGCTTCATAACTGGTTTCGTGTTCGAGTTAACCCCGGGACAACTAACCACTCCATATAAATGATTTATATGACGCTCACAGCGTGAAATCTGAGCCGCTTGCAGGGGTTCAGTGCCGAAGTATGCGCGAGAGAGGCCCGTGCGAGGTGGTCAATTTCGCCACCTGCCGAGGCGATGTGCTGCTAGGGAACTGGTATCTCTAACTGGTATCGGTCAGCCCGGGGAGCTGGAGGTGTCAGGGGTTTGCCGGGGGTTTGACTCTGCCGAATCCAGAGGGTGGCTGGCAGTTTCTTGCGGGCACAAAAAAGCTCCGGCCGTTTCCGACCGGAGCTCAGGGTGTTGCAGGTTAGTCGCGGATTGCGTTGCCGTTCGCGTCGATCCGTTCGCCCGGCAGCGGTGCCGGATCCGGAGCCCGCCTAGCGGGCACGACCGGCGGCTGATCCTCGCGCACCTTCGGGCGCTTCGCTTGCGGCCCCCTGCTGAAATGGATGCGCTCGCGTTTCAGGGTCGCACCGGGCGGCACGCCATTGGCCAGCGCATCCGTGATGCGCGTCTCGCGCTTGATCGTCGTGCCGTCGGCGGCACGCAGGTGCCATTTGTACGCGCTTGGCATAGTCTCGCCTCCAAATAATTCCGTTTTATGGGAATGGGCGCCCCTTGCGGGGCGCCCGATGGATCACTTCGCGGATTCCTCGCGGTACTTCTCGATCAGATCATCCGCGATCCCGTTCGATCCGAACGCTTCCGGGCACTTGTCGCCGTGGAATTGCTGCAGCAGTTTCAGGATTTCGACGACGTCGCTGTCCTTCGTGATCGCCGTCTTCGTAACCGCGCGGGTCCCGTTCGCGCCCTTGCCACCCTTCGAACCTTTGCCCGTGGCGGGCGTCGTGCCGCCCGTCTGGTCCGGCCGGCGACCCTTGTGGGCGAAGGTGTCCGGGTCCTGCGCGGACCAGACCGCATCTCGCATGATCTCCATGTAGCGGTCCGCGCCCTTCGCACGCACATACTTCAGCGCGGCCGCGTCGTCGTCGTTCCCTTCGCCGTTCAGGGCGCGCAGCGCGCCCTCCACGTCAGCCTTCGTCACGGGCACGCCGCGTTTGTGTTGCAAGGCGCGGACCGCGAGTTCAAACCCTGCCGCGTATGCTGCGCCCGTCGGGTCCGTGCTCTTCTGGCGCTCTTTCTTGCCGCACCAGACGCCATGCCCGCGCGGGCTGATGAGATCGGTCCAAATAGCGCCGTGCTCGATGGCCGCCTCCGCGCCGCGGCGCATGGCTTCCATCGCGGCAGCGATACCGCCAATAGCCGTCGTGAGTTGCTCGCGTACTTCAGGAACCTGAAGCGCGAGTGCCGTTGCGTTTACTTGTTGTGCCATGAGTCAGTCTCCTCTGTTGACTCGTGTCAGCTGGGCGGAGTTGCCTGCCGACAGGACAAATCTTCCCACCATACCGCGCAGAACTCAATGTATTTAGACGAAACCGCGCGAGGCATAAAACAGAATTATTTGCCGGGCTGGAAAACAGGGGGGCCGGGGGACCGTACCCCTACCGGGGGCGCCCGATTGGCCGAGTGGCGATGGTCTGCTATGTATTACTATTTCACTCAAACAAATCTGTCTGAACGAAATCAGGCCGGGGCTGGTGAAACAAGGCAAAACGTCACGAAAACACCGACCTTTTCTGACATCAAGGCAGAAAGATCTTGCCACTACCGATCCTCTTGCGGCGGCGTTGTAGGTAAAAACAACCTAACTACCTCGCAGGCAAAGCCCCCCCGGTGCATAAACGGCACACAGGAACACCCCCCGCCCTGTTTATGGGTCCCCCGAAAATAGGATTTTTGTTCCGCACAAAAATGAGACGCCCCCCGTAGGGGGCATCGGCCAAGGGCTGCTAGCCCGAGGGGGGTTAAGTTGGCTTCGCGGGTAGCTAACCCCAAGCCACTAGACGGCGAGATGAGCGTCCAGCCCGAGAGCACCCCGTGGGGAGGAGGGGAGGAAGGTGCTACTCTGCGGCAAGTAAACCCCCGTGCCGGAGCTGTGTCAATGGGTGTATTGCGGTTGGAGATAGATGAAGGGGTGCCCCTGCCGACAGCCACGGCCCCCCCGAAAATGGTGCCCCACGAAGGGATTCTCGCTGCAGGCAAGACGGCGGACCTTCTGGCCACTTTTGGTCTTGAGTTGCAATATGACGCCGAAGCGAAGGATACTGCCGCCAAGATATTGCTTCTCTACGCGGGACACCCGCTGCGAATGTTGAAGGAGCGTATGAGCGACCGTGACCTTGAGTCGCACTCTGTTGCGTCCGTAGCCCTTGCCTCCCAGCTCCTGCGAGAGTTCGGGCAGTCCACTGTGCAGTCCGCACAGGAAGTTCGGAACCTTGTGACCAACAAGTTGCTTGTTGAGAGCGAGAACCCGGACCCCAAGATCCGTCTGAAAGCCTTGGAGATGCTGGGGAAGATCTCCGACGTGGGGCTGTTCACCGAGAAGTCCGAAGTCACCATCACTCACCAGACCGACACCGCCCTGCAAGACCGGGTGCGGGAGAAGCTGGAGCGTCTGCGTCGTTTCGAGGCCGAGGCCAAGAAGGCTGAGGATGCCGTGATCGTGGAGGATGGTCCGAAAGCCATTGAGCAGGACCCGCTGGAGGCCGTGATCGTGCCGATCCGCCCCGAAACTGCTGCTGAGGAGGCGTTTGATGACGACTGACATGGACAAGGTTATCAAGTTTCGGCCGAAAGACGCCGCCAAGGACCCCGATTTCGTGCTTGAAAAGGCCGCAGGCGTCTACGATGCCGTGCTGACCATCGGCTGGGACAAGAACGGCGACTTCGACATGCGTTCGAGCCTGAATCTGGACGCCAAGGACGTGCTTTGGCTGCTTGAGGACGCCCGGCACTTCCTGCGTGAGGCTGTGTACGGCAACACCGCGCCTAAAGTCGACGAGTAACCCCCGGTATGGCCGAAACCGCTCTGTCAGAGGCCGAAATCGAGGAGATTCTGGCCAACATCGACCAGTTTTCCGAGGAGGAGCTGGCCGAGATCGACCGTGTGGTGGACGAGTTGGCGACGCGGCAGGCGTCCCGCGCTGCATATGACGACCTGCTTGCCTTCTGCAAGCACATGCAGCCTGACTTCTTGGTCGGCGCGCACCACAAGGTTCTGGCCAAGCTCCTGATGCAGATCGAGGCGGGGGAGAAGGACCGGGTTTGCGTGTCCATGCCTCCGCGACATGGCAAGTCTTGGATGGTCTCGCGGTTCTACCCGGCGTGGTTCATAGGGCGTAACCCCAACAAGAAGGTCATGGTGGTCTCGCACACCACGGATCTGGCTGTCGACTTCGGTCGTGATGTGCGGAACTTGATTGCCTCCGACCTGTTCAAGCAGGTTTTTCCCACTGTCTCCCTTGCAATCGACTCGAAATCGGCTGGCCGGTGGAACACCAACCACGGAGGGGTCTTCTTCGCGTCGGGTATCGGGTCCAGCCTTGCTGGCCGCGGTGCGGACTTGCTGGTAGTGGATGACGCGCACTCCGAGCAGGACGTGCTGAACGGCAACTTCGAGGTCTTCGAGCGCGCTTACCAGTGGTTTACATACGGCGCGCGGACTCGTCTCATGCCGGGGGGCCGGGTAGCTATCGTAAATACGCGCTGGCACTTGGACGACATCATCGGGCGCGTCACTCGCGACATGACCAACAACCCCAAGGCCGACCAGTACGAGGTGGTCGAGTTTCCGGCGATCCTTGAGTCCGAAGACCCCGAAACTGGAGAGGTGGTAGAGAAGGCGCTGTGGCCTGAGTTCTTCTCGTTGGAGGACCTGCACCGCACGAAGGCGTCGATGCCTCCGTTCCAGTGGAACGCCCAGTACCAGCAGCACCCCACCTCGCAGGAAGCGGCGCTCATCAAGCGCGACTGGTGGAACGAGTGGGTGAAGGACGACCCGCCGGACTGCGAGTACATCATCATGGCGCTGGATGCTGCTGCAGAGACCCACAACCGGGCCGACTTCACGGCCATCACGACGTGGGGGGTGTGGTTCAACGAGGAGGTCGACGCGTACAACATCATCCTGCTGAACGCGGTGAAGGACCGGATGGAGTTTCCAGAGTTGAAGCGCAAGGCGCTGGAGGAGTATGCGGAGTGGGCGCCGGATAGCTTCATTGTCGAGAAGAAGTCCGCCGGTACGGCGCTGTATCAAGAGCTTCGCAGGATGGGTATACCCGTGCAGGAGTTCACTCCCCATCGCGGTTCTGGAGATAAACTTGCGAGATTGAACGCAGTTACTGATATAGTCGCCTCGGGACTATGCTGGGTACCTAGAACTCGTTGGGCAGAAGAGCTGGTGGACGAGGTAGCAGCCTTTCCGTTTGGCTCTCATGACGACCAAGTTGACTGTCTCACCATGACGCTAGCTAGGTTCAGACAAGGCGGATTCATCAGACTCCCGAGCGACGAGCCAGACGAGATCCCGTACTTCCGGCGAAAAGAGGCGTTTTATTGATGAAGTTCTGGGTTGTTGGTCCCGGCGTGGTGTGCACTACCGCCGAAGAGGTACTGAAGACGTCGGAAGCCAAGCGCCAGCTCGCTGCCGCGGGGCGGCTAGCGGCGAGCGTTAAGAGCGGGAGGTACGACCGTGGCAATTGAACCCGGCGTATACGCCGCCCCGGAAGGGCTGGAAGAAGACGAGACGTCTTTCGACGTTGAGCTGCCCGGGCTGAATGAGGCTGTCTCTGTCGAGATGGAGGACGGTTCTGTCGAGATCACCTTCGGTGACGAGCCCGAAGAGGGCTCTCTCGCTGCCGCGCCTTTCGACGCCAACCTTGCCGAGTACCTTGAGGACGATGACCTGAACGCCCTTGCCTCCGAGATGTTGGAGGACATCGAGGCGGACATGCAAAGCCGCAGGGAGTGGGCGGATACCTTCGTCAAGGGTCTCGAAGTTCTCGGGATGAAGTACGAGGAGCGCACCACGCCGTGGGATGGTGCCTGTGGTGTGTTCTCGACCGTCCTGAGTGAGGCCGCGATCCGGTTCCAAGCCGAGTGCATGGGAGAGACGTTCCCCGCATCGGGCCCTGTGCAAGTAAAGGTTGTCGGTAAGGAGACCAAGGAGAAGCGAGAAGCCTCGCACCGGGTCAAGGCCGACATGAACTACCAGCTCACGGAGCGGATGGTCGAGTACCGCTCGGAGCACGAGCGCCTCCTCTATAGCCTCGGCCTCGCCGGATCTGCGTTCAAGAAGGTCTACTTCGACCCGAACCTCGGGCGGCAGGCCGCGATCTATATCCCTGCAGAAGATGTTCTGGTGCCGTACGGCGCGTCCAATATCGAGACCGCCGT